TAAAGATCAGTTAGCACCAACAGCAAGAAAGGCATGGTGTAAGTGTGCCGATGAGTTGGGTGAGATGATACAATACGAGGTCAAGAATAATCCAAGATATAATAAAAAATTAAAAGACAAAGATTGACACCCGAAAGGGTGTTTTTTTGTGCCTAATTGCCTTTTATATAAAAGCAAACTCAAAAACACAAGTATATCAACTTTAGTCGTGTGACTATATAAAAACTGTCACAAGGGCGCTTGTGGTGTGGTTCGACGTGCTTTAATATAAAAGCATGAAAAACACCCATCTCGAGCATCCTGAGGATTCTATATTAAATGATGGCAGAAGTGGTGCTATCAACGTCCTCAAGTGGTTTGCTGATAAGAACAGCACACTAACTGTCAAGTATGACGGTGCGCCTGCTATTGTGTGGGGTGTTAATCCCGAGAATGGTAAGTTTTTTGTTGGTACTAAAAGTGTATTCAACAAGAAGAAGATCAAGATCAATTATACTCACAATGATATAGAAGTTTATCATGGCGATAAACCTCACGTCGCATCTATTCTTCATATGTGCATGGAGAATCTGCCTCGTTTGAGTGGTGTTTATCAAGGTGACTTTATTGGTTTCGGTGGTAAGGATAGTTACCGTCCCAATACTATAACCTATGAGTTTCCTGGTGTTGTCAACCAGGACATTGTGTTTGCTGCTCATACTTCATATGTTGGTGCAACAATGAAGACAATGCAGGCACAATTCGGTTTTAATGTAGAACTGCCTGAGTCCAGTAACTATAACTTTCTCGATACAACTGCTGTTCGCACACGTCAACCTAACCGTGCAAAGTTGTTGATTGCACTTGCGAAAGTGTTGGTGCGTTTCGTACAGTTTCCAGATCAAAAGGTTGGGGCATATGTTAAGACTGTCATCAATAAGTACATTCGAGAGGGTAAAGAACTCGACCCCAAGTCTCTGTCTGAGGAGACTGGATTGTCTGCAAATCTGTTTCATTTGTATAACCTTCTGATTGAAATTAAAGAACTCATCATTGATAATTGCAGGGCATTTGAGGACGTTGCCTGTTATGTCAAGGATGAAGAATGTGAACACGAGGGTTATGTTATGACAAACAAATATGGGACATATAAATTAGTCAGGAGACGTATTTTCTCCTATAATAACTTCAACGTTGCAAAGAACTGGAGTGACTGATTATGACATATGTTCCTGCTGTTAATGATTACGTCGTCTGGACAGATACACTAGGCAAAGTAATCGAAGGGTGGGTTTATTTTGTAGATTCTACTTACATTACCATAGAGATTGGCGTAAGAGATAAACCAGAGTGTCCATATGAGAATAAAGTATTGCATAAAAAGACTCACTGTTGTGTGCTCTGTTTCCATGAAGATTGGCATCAGTTAGAATACATTACCTCACGCCCCAGTAAGCATCATAATACAGACCCCTGGGGTGGACAGTTGAGCGAAGTGTCCACTAAACCCGCCGAGGTCGCCGTTTTGTGCAATACTTAAAGAGTCAAAGGAATCGGATCGAATCAAATGCAACTCACCTCCAAAGATGGCAACATGGTTGTTGACTTCTATCCCGTCAAGTTCAACGACGGAAGTGTTAGCGAGTCCCGCATGATTAAGATCGTTACTTTCATGGGTGGGACGCAATCTAAGTCTCTGATTAACAAGAAAGACTTCCAGCGTGAGGTAGATTCTCGGGTTGAAGGTTACGGTTACAATGTAACTGGTTTCAACGAGATTCCTCAGTTTCAAGGTGGTCTCGGGATGGCATGTTGATGAGTTTAATTAAACAACACTTGCACAACTTACAAGAGGATTCAATGAACATTACACTCGACAACATGCCCGCAGTTTGTGAGAAGTATGGTCTGGATCTTGACCAAGAGAAAGTTGCTTACCATACGGTGAGTCTGTGTGGCAAACTCTATGACTCCATCAAGGAGCAAACCCTTCGGTGGCATGAACAAGCAATCATGTCTAAATCTGACACCGATCATCTATATCACATCCGTAAGATTCGAGAGATCAATGAGTCTGGCGTGGACAAAGAGTTTTATATTGTCACGGGTCGCAAATATCTGAAGATTGTTTATTTTGACGGTTCGCAACGTAGTGCTCATGCATTTGTAGATAAAAAGACTGGTGATGTATATAAATCTGCCTCATGGAATGCTCCTGCAAAGGGTGTGAGATTCAATCTCCTCGATGATACCTCACGAGAGGATTGTTTCGCCCGTGCTGATTGGGCAGGAGGTTATTTGTATGCTCGATGAGATCAATTTTCCACACAATCCACCCAAAGGTTATCACTATGAGACAGTACAATTTAAGAGTAATGTTATTGCAATCTGGACTGTATATGATGGTCGGTTTAATTACAATAGTGGCGATGAATCTCGTTGTATCTGGGGATTCTACAACACAAAGACAAAGTGTTACCACTCGCCTATCAATTCCTCCAAGCAAGGTAGTGCGGTAGACCTAAAAGATACCACACCGTATAGCGCAATGCCCATCAATTTGAGCATATTAGAGAGGTGCTTCGTGTGACAGTCGCCGTGCTGTCCACCAAACCCGCCAAAGGGTCTCGATCGGTGCAATACTAACAGAGTCAAAGGAATCGCACAAAATGCACGCTCTTCAAACCATTTCATACGCTGATCGCGAAATGTTCGCTTACAACGCTGAGCGTGAAAAGAAGCAAAAGGAGATCGATCGAGTGCTCGCTCAACCCGAAACTCGTGCCCGTTATGCTCTTCAATTCTACTATGACTTCATGGATCCTGAGATGAACAAAAAGGCACTCAATCGCTTCAGCGAGTTCATGGATGTGATTGAGTACAACAGCGAACCCTACGAACTTTACTGAAATGACTACTGTTATCCTTGGTTCTTTAATCATTCTCTGGTTTTTTGCCCCCAAATGGAAATGAACAATCAACTCGAAATGCTGACTGCTCGTGAACAACTCATGGAAGACATTGATTGTATCATTGAAGCATTTTGTTGGGAAATGTGGGAGGGAAAGTATCCCGAAACCCAAGAAGATTTAACCCGACTTTTGTGTGATGCTGTCATCAAAAACTTTCCCTCAAAGTGATGATGAAAAACTACAGAGTTCAAGTTGAAACTAACGACGGATGTGTCACCGTTTGGTATGAACAATCTCGTGCAAAGACTGCTGACAAACTTATACTGAATCGGGTCTACAATCAACTCTGTGGACTAAACATTAAAGAGATTAACGTTACTCCTTCTGTCTGAATCATGCAATTCCAAATTACCTACATCGAGTTTGATTTTGAGGATGATTTGTATCCCATGACTGAACAAGAAACTGAAGACTTTTGTGATGATTATGTTGGCACATTTTGGGAGGCAGATGATGGAGATGATTTAGTCGAAGAAATCACATCTGCCGCAGGTTACTGTATCAAATCGATCGACTATCGTCACGTCCTCACTCCTATTTTTCCATGATTACTTCCAAGGCACAAATGCTCAAAGTGATTGCAACTGTTGCTCAACCGCATACACTTACCCGTGAGGAAAAGTTTCAAGTTTTCTGCAATGTGTGTGACAACATGTTAGCAGAGGGAAGGATTACATCAGCAAAGCATAAACAATGGACTAACCTATTCTGACCGTGTGACAATCGCCAAACCGCACGCCAGAGGCGCCAGAACGGTCGCCAAGGTGCAATACTATAAGGGTCGAAGGGATTTTACCACAAATGCTTAAAGCACTCCGCAAGTCCCGCCCTGCTAACTTCTACGCTAATCAAGTGAAAGTCCTGCTGCTCCTTGGTATCGGTGTTCTCCTTTGGACTAACACTGGTGCTCGTCAATTTACCTCTGACGCGCTGTACAATGCCTCCGAAGTTGTTCGCCCTCGCTGACATGATTGAAACTACTCAAGATCAGCAAATTCGTCGCACTATTCTTCAGAAGATTGAAGAAATGGACATTGAGTTGCTGAAGCGAATCGCATACGAGGTTCGCTGTGAAGAAATGGGAATCTATCCCGATCAAACTTACATCAACTGGTGAGGTGCAACGTAAAGAATCCAAGTGGAGTTACTATGCCATTGGATTGGCATTCTCACTCCTGTTAGTTGTTCATGTTGTGGAGAATAGCAGAACTGCTGAACCACAACTGCCCTCCTATTGCTCAGCAAACCCCACAAGTTCTTACTGCAACGATTAACATGCCACTGCACACTTCCTACACTGATCGCTACTCCGTTGAGGAGGCATATGATGGAGATTGGGATGACATGATGTCCCC